GCGACTTGTCGAGGGTGATGGAGGCCATGGTGCGGGGTTTCCCAGCGGGTTGGGGAGAATGACGAGACGACGCCCCGAAGGGCGCCGCCGGTTATCGTTGGGCGCGTCAGCCGCGCGAGGACGGGTAGAGGGCCGCGCCCTTTGTCCCCTTCACGGAGCCGTTGCCATCCTGCTGCGCCTTCACGCCTTCCAGCGAGTGGCCGAGGTTGTCAACGCCGCCCTTGAAGGCGTGATTGGTGGCGTTGCCGAACACTTCGGAGGCGCCCTTGCTGCCGACGCTCGAACGATCGAGCGCGGTGACTTCGATAACTTCCTGGCCGAATTTGGCCTTGCTGGTCACTTTTTCGTCCATGTCGGACTCCTGTTTGATCTGGATCAATAAAGGATGAAGCCGCGATAGGCCTCATCGCCATATTCGGAAGCGTCCTCTCCTCTGACGGGCGGCGTCAGGCCGGGGCGCTTGGAGTTCCAACCGCGCGGGTCGGCGCGGTCGATGGTCTTGGATCCCATACGGGCGACGTCGAGGCCAGACGCGCCGATGGCGCGCTCGGGCTCATCGTTCACATAGCGGCGCTGGTTGGGGTTCAGCTCCGTCAGCAACGTGTTGGCTACGCGATCAATCGGCATGTCGTGATCTCCTTAGTGCCATTCGACTTTGATGGTGACGTCGGCGGTTCCGGCCGGCGCGCCGCCGGTGGCCGCGAGCAGCGTTACATAAGCCTGGGTGTTGGCCGGGATGAACTGGTACGGCGTGCCGGGCAGAGCCGACGGGTTGGAGCCGACAAGGCCGCTCGGATAGTCCGAGGCGATGACGTCGGCGCCCGCGGCTGATCCGGCGCCGGCCGCGCCCATCGGCACGTTGGCGAACTGCGTCAGATTGCCGTTGACGCCAACCTGAACGGCGGCCGGGGTGGCGGTGCCGACAAACGACACGGTCGGGGCGGCCTGAATATAGGTCACGCGACCGCGCTTGCCCTTGGGGCCTTGGATATATTTGGTGATGGTGCCGCCGCCAAATGCCTGGGCGGGGAAGTTGTAAGAGATTTCAACCGGGGTGTCATACATGGGTGGCTCCTATCGAGCGCAAAGGGAGTTGCGGAGCGGGCCTTGCGGCCCGCCCGGTGTGTGGTGGTGAATCCCTTACGTGGCGGAGTCCCACTTGAGGATGCGGGCGTTGGCGGCGTCCGGATGGACGATGCCGAAACCGCCGAGATAATACCACGCGATGCCGCGCGAGCGGCCATAGTCGCCGGGGATCTTGGCGCGGATTTCCTCCGGAAGCGCAATCGCTTCGGTGACGGTGTCGCCGCCGAAGAAGAACGCCCAGGACGAAAGGCCGTTGGCCCAAGGCTGCGAGGTCTGGGTGTAGGCGTTGAAGGTCGTCGCGTTGTTGGCGCCGCCCTTGGGAATGAAGTTCTGTTCGACAAAGCGGGTGTTTTCATAGCGCCCGATTTCGCCGGCGAAGATTTCGGCAATGCCGGCCATCGTGTACTGTTTCACGCCTTCGAGCTGGTTCTTGAAGGTGCGGTAGGACGACGGATGGCTGATGCAGAGGTAATCGTCGTCCTTATACGGAGGAATGTTGCTTTCCTTCATATAGTCGGAGATCGCCTTCACATGGCCGGTGCCAAGCGCCACGTTGTTGGTGATGCCGCCCGCGGTGCCGTTGGTCGAGATCGTGACCGAGGTCGCGGAGTTGCCGCCAGTCGGGGCGGCGCGCAGCACCGTCTGGTTGAACGCCGTCCACGCCTGAATGTCGAAATATTTGCGGGCGTCGTTCTTGAGGGTCTTGTCGATGATGGTGGTGACGTCGTGCTTGGCCATGTCGGTCAGCTTGCCGGTGAACGGCACGCTGTTGCCGGCTTCCATGATCTGCAACTGGCGCTGCCCGATGGTGAAGCCGGACTCCGGCATGGGCGCGCGCTCGTCGAGCTGCTGGCCCTGCGTCGAAATGTCGCTGTAGACGTTCCAATAGAACAGATCGCCGCGGTTCAAGCCCTTCTCGGCGCCGTCCTTGGCGTCGCAGAATTGGCGGAACTTGGTCAAGGCCTGGGCCTTGATGCGGAGATAATCCGACAGTTCGTTCTGATACATATAGCCGCCTTCGGCGGCGACGGTCCAAATCATTCCAGTCATTTTGTCGGTCCTTGAAGTTCGGGACCGGCAAGCTTTTGGGCGCGTAGCTTCGCGCTATCCTTGGTGACGGGCGGCGCGCATGGACGCGATGACGTCGGAAGGATTGCGGGGCTGCGGGGCGGGTTGGCTTCCGCTGGAAACGTCGGCAGACCCAGAGCGCGCCGGCTGCGTCGGGAGCGCGCGCTTCGTCTCGATGCGAGAGTTCAGCGGCGCCGGGCTCGGGTTCGGGGTTGGGTTCGGAGCGGCGAGGTTCAGCGCCGCGCGCACCTTTTGGCCGGCGCGGGCAAACAGTTCCGCGGGTGAGCGGACTTGCAGGCCTTGCATGCGCGCGCCGTTGTAAGCGCGCGTCGCCAATTCGGGGCTGTTGAGAAGGGTTTGAAGCTCATGATCCGGCAGACCAATGCCGCGCAACTCATCAACGGCTTCACGCACCGCGATGGTGCGCAGGAAGTCGGCGGCAAGCTGGTTTTGAGCAATGTCCGGATTGTTCCGGCCAAAATCCTGCACGGCGAAATCGACGTCCTGCTGCAACGACTGGATGCGGGACTGGTATGTCCGCGCCTGTTCCCGGCGAGCAGAGAGCGCGTCGAAAGCCTGCATGGCTTCGGCGGGATCGCCAAGCTGGATCCGTTGCATCAACTCGGCATCGTCGTCCGCTGGGAGTGCGGGCGGCATCGAGCGTGCATCAGCTTGGAACGGCTGTTCCGACGTGGTGTCGTCGGGCGCGCGGGCCGTCAGCCGCGCGGTCTGGGAAAGCGCCTTTGTCTCGTCGAGGCGAGCTTGGGCCGCTAAGTTCTTCTGCGCGATCTTGACCAGCGCATATTCGGGAATGTCTTTGGCGTCGGCCTCGTCAATCTCGGCTGCGGCCAAGAGCTGCGAGCGCGTGACCTGGAAGTCGTTGCGATTGACGCGCAGGGAGAATAGGCGATCCGCCGCCGGATCGGGCGCGCCTTCCGGCGTTCCTGCCTGGATGCGCGCCGCCTCGGTCTGCGGCGTGCCGGTGATGGCTCCAGGCTGCTGTGCGTCAACCGGCGGGCCGTCGGGGTCGATGATCTGGGCGGTGGCGTGCTGTTCGCCGCGGCGGCGATTGAATTTCGCCGCCAGCGCAAGGCGCGGATCGACGACAAGGGTTGGCTCGGCGGGCGCCTCATCCGCTTCCGGCGCCGGGTCTGGCGCTGGCTGGCGGACGATGGTGGTGGCGCCAGTCTCGGGGCTGTCAGGCGTCAGCGCCGGAACGCGGTCGGAAGGGTCCGCCTCGACGTCAGGTCCGCGAAATCCATCGAGATTAGTCCCGCTCATTCCTGCGCCTCAAACGAATCGGTTGCGTCATCAAGTATTTCGGTGCGTTCGCGCATGTTAAGCAAGGTCCATGCTTCTTGTCCGGACGCCAAAGCCTCGTTTATCCACCGCGCGGTATCACGATACCGCTCAATATCGTTTTGAAGCCTGCGAATTTCCTTCTCCGCGGTTGGATCGGTGGCCGTCAAAGCCATCGCCGCTTCGGCGGCGTCCTGCGCCGCGCGGGTCAGCAAATAGGCGATCGGGCCGCCTTTGTTCATGTCGGAAAAGTTGGAAAGGATGGCTTCCGAAAGCCGCAACTTGTCTTGCAGCTCCTTGGAGAATCGCGCTTCGAGACGGGCTTGTTCGCGGTCGATGCTCATTGCGCGGGTCCGTCATTTTGAGGTTTGGGATTTATGGCCGCATTGGCGCCGGCCTTGAGCAGATCATGGAAGGTTGAAACCGCCTGCATGCCGCGCGCATGGGCGTGGTCGCGCCATTGTATGCCGCGCGCCTCGCGCGACGCCAATTCGGCATGACGGATTTCCGCCTCAGCGCGCAAATGCTCCTTGAGAATTTCGGCGGTGCGGTCCTTGGCGGCTTGGTCGGCCTTGATGGCGGTGTCCTGCGCCTTCTGCTGGATCGCCATTTGCTTGGTCTGGTTGTCCATCTGCGCCTTCTGCGCGCCGACTTGCACCTGTTGCGCCTTGATCTGGTTGGCGGCCTGCATCGCCTGCGCCTTGGGATCGGGCGGCGGCGGCATCGGCGGCATGGGTCCGTCGAGCTGATCCATGTTGGAGAAGAAGCGTTCCGCGCCTTCTGGGATGCCGACGGCGCCGAAGATGAAGTCGGCAATTTCCTTGGGGCGGGGCTGCGGCCATTGCATCTTGCCGGCCTGGATGAACGGCGTGAAAAATCCCGTCATGGCGCCAACCGCCATTTGGAACTTCTGCATGCGCTCCAGGGGATGCGCCGCCGCGCCGACGCCGGCTTTGATCTGCACCGTGGTTTCGGCCATCAGCATCTTGTCGGTGATGACGTCCGTCCCGAATTTTTCGAACAGCTTGGCGCGGTCGCCGCAAATCGCCAGCACGGTCGCGTCGGATTCATACATTTCCTCTAGCTTCATGAGCTGGCAGAGGACCGGCGAAACCCATGTCTCAACGAACACCGTCAAGTCGAATTCGCCCATGGTGTTGGCGTTGTTGGCGAGCAGCGACAATCCGCCCATCGTCTCGCTGGCGCCGGCATTGGATTGTTCGGTGCCGGAGGGATTGAACGCCCCGGCGAGGTCGTCAAAATCCTGATTGAGATAATTGTTTTCGACGAAGGCCGATTGCGGCACGTCGGGAACCGGGAAAGACTCCACGTCCTCGGGCGACTGCACCATGATGATGCCGTTGGGGCCGCGCCGCTGCACCTGGGACAGATCGACCTTGCGCCCGCGCACCACTTTCATTTGCGGCGCCACCACTTGCTTCATGTGGTCGAGGCGCAAATTGACTTGATCGTTGATCTCGGCCTGCATCTGCTGCCACGACTCGACGGGCGCCATGGGATAGGCGCGGTGCGATTCCAGCGCGCCATAGCCGATCACGATTGGGCGCTCGCCGCCCTGTTCGGGATAGGCCTCGGAAACCGGAACCGGATCGGACAGCAACACGTTGTTGTTGATGGTCCAGAAGCACCAGTCTTCGCCGTCCCACCTGATGAACCATTCGTGCAGCCACAAGCGGCCAAAATTGCCGGAGGACAGCATGACGGGGTCTTTGCCCTGTTCGCGCGCCGAGCGCACGCCGATGGTGTCGGCCGGGCCTGAATTGTCCGCATAGCCTTGCAGCGCCTCGCGGGTCATAGAATAGAACGGGATGCGCTTGTTCGCCTTGTTGTTCTTGAGAAATTCCGCCGCTTCATCCGCCGACATAGGATAGCGCAAATCGACATATTGCGAGAGCTGGGCGGGATTGGTCCAATCGGCGTTGGGGTCGAAGATGCAATTTTCCGGCGCGAACAAATGAATGTCGGGGCGATCCTCGACGACTTCGGAGGCCTCCTGTTCGATCCAGAACGGCAGGCCGGTCCATGGGTCCATGGTCTGAATCTGCTTGGTGGTCTTGCGCTCCTTGAATTTCCACGTCTGCTTGGAGACGACGAGCCCGGCGATCTTGGCGTCTTGCAGCGCGCCCATGGCGACCATGAACCAGCGGATGCCGTTCTTGCGAGTGGTGCGCGACAGCCGGTAATTCATCAGCTCTTGTTTGACCGACGCGCTCGCCACCTGGAATTGATCCGCCTCGTTCTGTGCGGTGATGGCGACAATGTCGCCAGTCGAGAACAAGGCCTGCGCGCCCTGCGCCATGGCGCGACGCACGGCGGAGCGGGTCTTGGGGCGAAATATCTTGGAGCGGCTGGAATATTCCTTCGAGCCATATTTCGAGCCAGTGAAATGCTTGTTGGAATAGGCGAGGTACGACCGCACCCAGGCCGGGCGCACGGCGGATTGGTGGAAGGTGGTGCCTTGCTCATAGGCGTCCTGCGCCATGCGCAACAGGGTGGAGCCGAGGTTGGAGCCGCCCTCGCGCTGGATCTGCGCCGGGTTCTCGTCACCGTCATTATCGACGATGGATCCCGCCTTGCGCGCCTTGTCCTGCATCGACAGATCGGAGCCGCCGCTCTTGCGCCCATCGCTGTTGCGGTCGGAGGTGTCGAGGCCAAAGTTATTGTCGATGCCGGGAACGCTCATGGCGGGGCTTTCAGTTGAGGATCAGTTTGGGATTCGGTCCGGATTCGGCGGGATCGGCGGCGATCAGTTTGGGCTTGGGGCGCGCGTCGGAGAACTCGGAGAGGTTGATGCCGTTGCGCGACAGGTTGAACCGTTCGAGCAGCTCGCCGCCGGCAAACTTGCCCCAATCGTTGACGCCATTGACCGATCCCATGAACTTGGCGAACGGGATGATGAAATAGACATTGGGCGGCATGATCGGCAGGCGGACCATGGCGGCGGCGCGTTCGGCCTCAACCTTGATTTCCCACGGATAGCCGGGGAAATGCTTTTGCAGGACGACGGCGAAAGCAGTCGCGATCTCCTGTTCCTTGCGCATGCACTCCATCGCCTGCGCGGCGGTGGCGGCGTCGACTCCGCACACATCGACGTCGGCGTGGAATTCCATAGGGCGGCTTCGATCGGTCATGATGCATGTTTCCGGTTTCATAAATTCAGTAGACCCAGGAATAGGCCGAGCCATTATAGGTGCAGTAGAGCGGCCATTGGCCCGTTCCGGTCGAGGCGGGCCAGTTCAGCGGGGAATAGGCTGAGGTTGAGGATTTGGCACTGCCTTATTTCTTCGGGGCGGACGATTTCTCAAGCGCCTGAATTTTCTGGCGAGCCAGAATCAATTCGGTCTTTGCTTGGTCGCGCTGGTCCTCAGCCGCCACGCGGGATTCGCGGAGGGACTGGATTGCGGCGGCCAATTCTTCGGTATTAGGCTGTGGCTGCTGCGCCATTGCGCCGGGCATAGCAAGGACCGACACAACAGCAGCGAAAATGATGCGTTTCATGGATTTTCCGATCAGAAAGCGGGGATGTAGCGAACTGTTCCCGATGAGTCTGTCACTTGCAGCCACTCTTGCGGCGTCGCGTGTGCAGCGGCAGGGGCGACGCTTCCTAGCGATGTCGAGACTGCCCCATTAGCGGCAAACCCGCCTGCGGCCATTGTGAGCTGCCCCACATTGGATATGATATTGTTTGCCATTTCGAGACGTACATGGGCAGTCAGTCGGGTTGCATTATAAATCCCGTAATCAAGGATATTGACGCCACCGACTGATAAAGCCATCTGATTTGCAGCGGGGGCGAACAGCCCGCAGTTTGCTCCACAGGCAGACATGATGATGCCGGGAGCGGTGGCGCTTGAGACACCCGACGCCGAATAGGCTAAGGCAATGATCCCCGTGTCAGCAGAATTGTCAGCAAGCCGAGCGTTGAGTGCGGACCCGCTTACACCAAGAGCTGGGAAACTAGCTGACGTTCCGCCGAGTTGGAGCAGGCCAAAACCATTTCCCGTCATGTTGGTAGCAAGAAGATTGCCGTTAACTGGTGACGAGAACTGAGATTTGTTTTGCCAATTTATGAGTGCCCCGCCGTTTAGCTGTAACTGCTGGCCGACATAGACAACGCCAATCCCGGTCACATAGAAACCCGGCGATTGGAATGCGTTTCCGGTAATCGTATTAGAACTGAAGTCGATGCCATTGGCAAACGTCGCGCCTGTCGTCTTCAAAATCGTTCCGGTAGACGAAATCGGAAACTGCCCATTCGATGCCGAGAACATGATGCCATTCGCCCACCCGACTGCGCCGGTTTGACTGGAAACCATCAGCGCCGCATCATAAGTCGCGCCCTGCACGGCGTCATCGGACAGCGCAGCAATCGACCATCCAGCCTTGATGCGCGCCGACGCTCCCGTCCTGATCGCTACGTTGACTTCTCCACCAGTGCATTCGAGGAAGTTGGTCGCGCCATTAGCGAGGATGCAGTAGGGATTGATACCAAAACCAGCACCAAGCGCGCCCGCGCCCGTATCGGTACCGCCGTCGCTTGACATGGCTTTGAAATAAGCCTGCGCCGCAACATAGTTGCGATTGGTGTTGCTGGCGTCAGTTGGCGCCGTAAGGACGGACCAAATTGAAAATGAATTGCGCCCCCCGCCGGTTCCTGCCCCGCCGTATTGGTGGAACACCGAAAGCGCCTGCCCTTGACTTACGCCGCCTGATACGTTTGCGGTATCGGAGCCTATGAAGATGCAATTTATGGAGAGCGCCGGGCAATTGTTCGGGGATGATGTTATGGTCCCGGAGGCCGTCTGCGATGTCGTAAGAGCTGGTGCCCCCGCAGAGCCGAGATTCGCCGCCGCCGCGCCGCTGGCGAGCATGGACGAAGATACGCCGCCTGATCCCAGGTTGAGGGCTGCCGCGCCGCTGGCGAGCATGGACGAAGATACGCCGCCTGATCCCAGGTTGAGGGCTGCGGCGCCGGGGGCGAGCATGGACGAAGATACGCCGCCTGATCCCAGGTTGAGGGCTGCGGCGCCGGGGGCGAGCATGGACGAAGATACGCCGCCTGATCCCAGGTTGAGGGCTGCGGCGCCGGGGGCGAGCATGGGCGCTGTGACAGTGCCGGTGAAAAATGCGTTGACCGTAGTTTGTCGCGTGGCCCACTTTCCATTGACGATCTGTTCGAGCAGTATCAATTCAGACCCCGACAGCGGCAGGGTTGCCGATGGCTGCAACGAGATCGGCTTGGACGTCTGCGCATGGCATAGCCCCGGCGCGAGAAGCGCAAGGGCGATGATGGACGGAAGCAGTCGGGTCAAGCGCATGGATCAATCTTTCTCCGGCATCAGAACGTCGTGCATTTGAAGGCGACCAGATCGGAGGCGGCCATCGTGACGGCGCTGAAGGTGGCTGTCGTGGTGGTGTAGGCGGTCTGGTTGATGGCGTTGGCGGGTGTCGTCAGATCGTGCGCGTCGCAAACCCAGCCGTTCGTCGCCGTAGTCGACAGCGTCAAAATGAGGGTGCCGGCGGAACAGGCGCCGTTGGCCTTGAAGCTGCCCGCCGCGTTGCCGCCGAGCTGGGTGTTGATCGCGCATGTGCCGCTGTTGGTCGGAGCCGATCCGCCAGCCTTGAAGGCGGAGGCCTGAAAGGTGGTTCCGATGAGGGCGCCGGCGGTTGAGCTGCCATAAGTGAGGACGCCGCCGCTGGCGTTGGTCGCCGCCGCTAGCGCGGTGGCGACACCGGTTCCGAGGCCTGAAATGCCGGTAGAGACAGGTAGGCCGGTGGCGCTGGTGAGGGTGACGCTGGTTGGCGTTCCCAGCGCGCCGGAGACGGTCGCCAGTGTGCCAGAGGTCGGAAGGGTGACGCTGGTGGTCGCGGTCGCGGTCAGAGTGGTGCTGAATGCGCCCGAGGTAGTGAAGGCGCCGCCCAACGTGACCGCCTTGCCGCCGATTTGTCCGACGACCGTTGCAAGAGAACCGGCGGTGTTGGTCATATCGCCAGTGTGCGCTGGCTCTTGCGCGGCTTGCAGGGTTCCGGTGACGCCGGTTGAAAGAGGAAGGCCTGTCGCGCTGGTGAGCGTGAGGGAGGTTGGCGTTCCAAGGTTCGGCGTCGTCAGGACAGGCGAGGTCAGCGTCTTGTTGGTGAGGGTCTGCGACGCCGCGAGGCCGACGAAGGTGTCAGTGGAGGCGGGAAGCGTCCATGCGTAATTGGTGGCGCTGGCGTTGGCCGAAGCGATGGCCGTTGATCCGGTTGAGGATCCGTTGACATTCAAGCCGGAGCTGGCGATGTATTCGGTCAAGATCGGCGTCGCCGTCGCGCCGAGGTTGACGGCATAAACGGTCGAGACGCGATTGCCGCTGGCGCCGAGTTGAAGGGCATTGTCCGAGGTGGGGTAGAAAACTCCACCCGTGCTGATGTCCCACTCCCCGGTCGTGCCATTAGCGCCAAGCGCCAGATTTTGGCCGCTTCCCGCCGTGATATTGAGGAAGGCCGACGACGAGCCGTTGAGCGCCGGCGTTGTGATGGAAGTCGCCGCGCTGATTGTGCTGTGCGCGGTCAGGGCGCCGTAAATGTCAGTGGCGCCAGTAGACTGAACCGTAAGCTCGTTGCTACCGCCGTATTGCAGCTCCATTGTGCCGGCGATGTCGGACAGCGACCAATTATAGGAGCCGCCCGTCGTTCCGTCGAAGATGATTTTTTGGCCACCGCCAAGGAAGACGGGAGCCGTGTTGAATGTCGCGGCGGCGAAATTCAACCCGATCCCGTAAGCGCCGGGTCCAGTGAACAAAAAGGCGTTGTCCATAACTGAGGCGTCATGGCTGCCGAAGAGGACGCCGGTCGAAATATGATCGGCGCTGGTTGACGGCGTTCCGTCATCCGAGCCCCACGCCAGTTGCAGCACGACACGATTTTTGTTGGAGTCCGTCCCAGCGCCATGGTTAAAAAAGGTGTCGATTTCGGTCCCGATGCAGGCCGTGTTAGGATTTACCGCGCCTGTCTGGTCGTTGCAGACGAAATTGCCGCCCCAGGTCGCGCCGATTTGGTCGGTTCCGTAAGACACGCCGGGTTTATAGGACTTGAACGCGGTGCCATCGACCGCGACGTTGCCAGCCCCGTGACCCATCAGCGCGCCTGTCTGATTATGCAGTTCGCCCGTGATCGCCCACTCGCCATAGGCGCCAGTGGGAGAGGTGACATCATAAGCCCAAATCGCTTTGGCGGGGCCGAGGGCCGAGTCATAGAACGAGCCGAGCACCGTCGGCGTCGCCGTCGTCGTTCCGGCGCAGGATGCGGAGCCTGCCGCCGACGCCGTGACGATACAGGATCCGTTATAGCCAGAGGGCGTCATGCCCGAGACGACAAGGGTGTGGCCAACCGGAACGACGTTGCTCGTATAGCCAAGGTTGCCGACAGGAAGCGGCGCCGTCGCGCTAAACGTGAAGGTAACCGTCGAGCCGTTGCTCGACACGCCCGTGATGGCTATGTCGTTGGCGTAGGTCGCCGCTTTTTGAACCCGCAACTGAGGCTCGATCGCCGTTAGCATCGAGGGGACATTCTGGTAGACGAACCAGTTGCCGCCATCTAAGCCGGGATAGCCCGTGCCCTCAACCGACGCTGATAGGTTCGGAAGCGCGGTGGCGAAAGGAACGCCATTCGCGGCGGTGACAGACAAAGCGCCGGTCGATGCGTTAAAGCTGGCGTCGCCGGAGATCGTGACGCCCGCCAGCGCGCCGGAGTTATTGACCTGAATCTGGCCGTTGGTTCCGCCTGCCGCCGCGACCGCCGTTGGAACCGCCCATACGCCGTCGCCGCGCCAATAGGTCGACGCTGAGGCGCTGGCGCCTGAATTCAGGTTAGCGACGGGAAGATTTCCAACAACGCCAGTCGACAGCGGAAGACCGGTGGCGTTGGTCAAGGTGCCGGACGTCGGCGTGCCGAGCGCGCCAGAGAACAGCGCCGGAGCCCCGGCGGTTCCGATTGGCGTAGCGAGCGCCGAGGCGACGCCGGATCCTAGTCCGCTGATGCCGGTGGCGATCGGAAGCCCGGTGGCGTTGGTGAGGGTGAGGCTTGAGGGTGTGCCAAGCGCGCTGGCAAGATTGGCGATCGCTTGCGCCGTGGCGTATTTGGTCGTCCACACGCCGCCAGAATATTGCTGCAATGGGACAACTTCGGTTCCAGACACCGAAGCGACGGGCGGAAGCTGATAAACCTGACGGATGCTCAAGGTGGTCTGTGCTTGGGCGCCGACGACGAGGGCCGACAGCGCGACAAGGGCGGCGAGGATGCTTCTCTTAGACGCCAAGGACGCCTCCCGTTTCTGTTCCAATGGCGTTGCCGTTCTCGTCGCCCAAGACAGGCGTCGCTGGCTCCGCGTCGATCAGGATGGCGAAGCCAAGTTCGTCGGTGATGAGGTTGCCGGAGTCGTCGGTGAGGAATTGCCGCGTATCGGCATAGGCGCCAGACGTCAGGGGATTGATGTGGAAGCGGCGGGTGGGGCCGAAGCTCGACGCCTCATAGGCCAACTCATGCCGCCGGGCGCGGTCATAGCCGGGGTCGGCTTGGCGCACCAAGGCCAACCACGGCATTTCAATGGTGGTGACGACGCCGCCGGCCATCGTCTTATCTCAAATCGTAGTAGGTCGCGGTGGCGGTGGTGCCGCTCGAATTGATGCCGACAGCCGAGAACTTGAGTTCGGTCCAGCCAACCGGAACGGTGACGACGATTGCCGAGCCATCGGCCATCTGGATCGAGACGTTTCCCGCCACGGTGGCGTTGACGCCGACGCCGCGCCACGCCTGATAAGTCAATGTGCCAACGGTCATCGCGACGCCGCCGCGATAGCTCGCGTCGGTGGGGATGGGCGAAGATGGGTTGGGCGCGGTGTAGCCGCCATAGACCTGAGCCTGTGCGAACGGCGTCCACATCAACAGGGATATGATGAACAGGCGGAGGAAGATTTGCGGCATGGTCGCCCCTTGTGAACCGAGGAAGTCGATTCGCCGGGTGGGGCGATGCGGCGGAAGCCTAACAAAAAGCCCGGCGATCCTCAAGGGACCGTCCGGGCGAAGTCGGGGAGGAAACGCCCGCGAGGACGAGAGCGCAAGCTATGCCGATTCGCGGGAAATAGAAAGGAACTATATACATGACTCCCCTTTCCACTCATTTCCGGCTCAACACGGCACCGAGGGCATGAAGCGGTGAAATATCGACGCCAAATCCAAAGATTGCTGACCCGTGCGATGCCGCCTCTTGTCGGCGATTCTCGCGAAGGACTCCGAACCGAAGGCGAGCGCGGACAAATAGGACAGAACTACAGGCCGCCAGCGCGCCTTGGAATGTTTGAGTTTCCGTGTGGGCTGGGATCAGTAGAACGACCTTCCGAAGCCGCCCTTCTGCAATGCACCTTGCTACCCATCGATCTTTCGCTAGGCCGTAGGGCGGATTGCAGAACACGGTTGGAGCGTCCCAAGGCAATGCGCAACCGTCCGCAGGGAGGCAATAGAACTGATCTGCCTCCGTGGGATTGTCCGGGTCCGTGCAGGGGTCTAGGCCGATGCCATTGAGTAAATCCCTGACCGGATCAAGCACATATCGAGGCGTAAGCATCGCCTGCCGGACGTGGCTATCAGGACGGCGGCGCTTGCCGTTATCAAATCGGTGTTCCGCAATTCCAGCCACTATGTCGCCTTCTCTATTTTGCGTTTTCGCCGTTGACGTTTCTTCGCGGGCTTGCTCTGCGGTTTGGGCCGATATTTCAGGACCGTATCGGCTATGGCGTCTAGCGCCTTTGGGGGCTTCGCTGGCGCACTCATGCGAATGGCGAGGGAGTCAAGTATATAAGTCCCAAATAGAAAGGGTGGCGGCCTCGGCTCGATTCCTGCAATGTCGCTAGGCGCTAACGCGCCCCTTCCTATCGGATCAGGTCGGCCGTTTTGTTTGGACGCTGCCCGCCGCCGGAGGCACAGCGCGGATAACCGATAGGAAGGTCACGGCGAAAACTTAGCCGTGATCGCCGCGAATTGGAAGTGGATAACGGCGCGGAACGCCGCCAATCAACAGGCAAGCGTCCGTCGTGTTGGTGCCGACAAAGGTTTGCGCCCAGCCGCCGCCGGCGGGAATGTCGCATAGGACTTCGCCGCGACCCTCGATGAGTTGGGTTGGCGATGGCCCGGCGCAGGCAGAGAGGCAAAGGACGATGGCGAGAGCGCGGATCGGCATCAGTCATCCATCCTTTTCGCCCAGGTATGAACCGCGAGCGTCATAGCCCCCAGCAGGGTTATGCCGCTCGTCGCCGCTGTCGCCCAATTGTTGCTGAAACCATCGGCTCCAACCCACGTAATCGCGCAAGCGCGCATGCGGCCTGACTTCGCGTGTTCAAGCGCGTCCTCACACATCTTGATGATTTCGGCGTCGGGCTCGTCGATTGAGCGAGGGCCATGCTCGGGCAGGCTAACGACGTTCATGGCGTCGCCTCGGCGCAGTCTTGTGCCAGCATAATAACCTCCGTTGGGATCTGCCGCCGGTAGCGATGGACGAGGCGCACGATGGTCGCGCGCTGGCGATCGGTCGCTTTGGTTATGTCCCGGTCAAACATTCCATTTACGAAACGCTTGTCCCAACTCGCCGGGAGAAAGGTGCAGCGCACGAGCGCGGCCAGCATGACTATATAGGGGTCTGCGGCTGCGTTCATGGCAGATATCGGATGCGCAGGACGAGCAGGACGACAGCCGCCAATGCGACAAGGCCGCCGATTTCTCCAAGGGTGTGAATCATTTCGCTTCTCCTATGCGTCCTCAAACTCGGTGAACTCGATATGATCGCCGCCCATGACGTCGTTGGGATCGGGCGTCGATATGCCCATGTCGAAGATCCGGCTGACACAGTCGACGAAGTCGTCACGCGGCGCGAACGGGAAGAAGATCATTTCGTCGACAAGGGTGCGGGTGGCGTCATACGGCTTGCCGTCCTCGTTCTTGCGCTCGATCGGTCGCGCGGTCAGGTGTCCGAAGCCGCGGTCGATCATCGCCTTCATGTTGCGCGACACGCCGCGAATCTTCTCGCCATTCTTCAACACGCGCTCGACAGGTTCGACCACAATGCGGCTTTCGGTCTTGGAGATCGACCAGAAACAATCGCCCTGGCCGGGGACAGCGATCATGGCCGGCAGGAGAAGATTGCCAAGGCGCACATCTGGCTCAAGGCGTCCGACGCGCGACTTCTTGCCCTGGTTGCCGACGCCGTCGGCGGTGGTGTTCAACTCGATGATTTCGAACTGCACCTCGCCCGGCTTCTGCATTTCCAGATTGAAATGCTCTATGTCGGATTGGAGCCCGTAGCGTTCATAGCCCACTTTGATGAGCCTGACGCCCCGGGCCGCGCTCCACTTGATGTAGAACATGCGCAGCCACGTCCAGCGTTCTGACAAGGCCATACGGTGACAGACGCCGTCGAGTAAATACTTCTTGCCGCTGGCGCCAACGCCGATCACGGCCATGGCGGTGCGGTCGGACTGCTTGTGCCTGCCGCTCGATGGGTCGACCATGATGTAGACGTTCATCACTTCCGGCCGCACTTCCCAGCGCGCGATCCATTGCGGCTCGAACATATTCTCTTTGCCGGAGAGCGGGTTTTGCAGCATTTGGGCCGCCAGCGTCGACCGCTGCTTCTTCACCTTGTCCTGCCAACGCTTCTCGCTCATGAACACCAAGCGACCGTTCATGGTGCCGTCGTGCGTGGCGGGATAGATGCGCGGGATCAAGGCGCCGCGCTCCATGATCTGCCCGTATGTGTCCGCGAAGGAATTGCTGGAACACAGCCCTTCCACAACATAATTGCCCGTCTCTGTTTCAAGCCAGTGGACGTCTTGCGGCTCCTGCGCCTCCACCTGAACCAGATCGAGTCCTTCGGTCGTCAGTTTGGCGAACAGGCTATCAGCTATCGGCTGGCGCTTGGTCGGGTTGATTTCGACAAGGAAGCGATAACGCTCGCTCCAGCCGCCATTGATGAGGAAGTTGCAGCGGTCATGCGTCATGCGGTCGCGCTTATCGCCATTGGTGTCCGTCGCCTTCCACCACGCTTCGCTAAATTCAAAGCGCAAGCGGGTGAACGCCGCGCGCAATTCATTAATAATATGCGGGTTGAGCATCGACTGAGTGATGACAGCCGCGCCGCTGGGATGGTTCGGGTTCTTTTTGAATGTGCCTTCGCCGTCGTACATGCCCGCGATCCAGCCTGCGTCTCGCGTCTCAAGCTGCTGGGTCGGCACAAGCAGTTGGCGAACGCCTGACATACCTTTGGCCTTCGCCGGTAGGTCGGGCTTGCCAATGACTTTGATATGCGAGCGTTCGGGTCGGCGGGGGATTTGAAGGTGGTTGTACTCGGCGCCCGATCCCCAAGGACCGCGCCACCACTTATGATCCGCTGTGCAAGTGACGGAACGGCCGGTGTTGAAGGTGTAGCGGTTCACTGGCTGCTGCCGATGAACGCCGCGATTGATGACCTTGGCGCGGCGCAAGACACGCTGGCCTCCGACTTGCTCCCATCCTACAACTTCATCGCCAATTTTGACTTCTTCGATAGGACGCTGGGACCAGTCGGACATGGTGATTCGCATAGCGCCAACGGTACAGTAGCGGGTGCCTGCATGCCAGACGCGCACGTCGCCCGCGCCCAGGTTGTCCGATAGCTCCCACGCCTCGGTGGTGGCGGCGACCATTTCAGGATTGGTCACGCTTTTGTCCGTCACCACGTCGTCATAGACCATCAATCCGAAATGGCCGCCGGTCGGCATGCCGTCGACGAGGCCAGACGCGAGAATAGACGGATCGGAGGGATTGCCGGCGCGCTTGATAACGATGCCGTCCGATCTCGACCAAAGAGGCGCTTCGACGCGCGGGCGCTGCCACAGCACGTCCTCGTAGACGTCCTTGAGAAGCTGGTTGCGCTCGAAGTCGCGCATGATCTGTCCCAAGAACTTTTGCGCGATGGATTTGCGAAATGAGAAGATGCACGCGCACAGCTCCGGATCCGCCATCAGTTCTTGGATGATTCCGGCATAAGTGATGAGGGTCGATTTGTAATGTTCGCGCGCCCACAGATCGAGATAGCCGTCGGGGTTGGCCTCGACCTCCCGGCATCGGTCATAGAGCCAAGGGTGAGCGCCATCGACGCGGCCAAGGATCTGGGTGAACAGGTAGAAGCGATCGTTGGCGCCCAACAGCGCCGCATCCTTGTTGCGCAGGCCCATGTCATGGTGGATGGCGTAGAACTCAAGCGCCTCCTCCATGTCCATGTAAGGAAGATCCTCGACGGCGGCGCGCGCAAGTTCGCGGTTCTCGTCGTCAAGGTATCTGGTGGCGCGCAGGATGCGGGTCATGGTCAGTCCAAGACGATCTGCCAATCTTCGGCCAGCACGTC